TGTATTCGTCGGCGTCCGATTTCTCGGTGTGGAACGAGTGGGGCAGCACGTCGTATTGCGCGCCGTCGAGAACAGCCGTTAAGCAGCCGACTGTGTGCGCGCGGTCTGGAAGGTCGTTATCCTTCGGGTGTTTGTCGCGGAGCGTTTTCCACATTCAATGAATCCGGTATTTGGTGAGGTGCGTTGAGCCGATCAGCCCGCCGTCGGGTTTGCGAGTGAGCACCGCGGAAACCGTGTCGACGTCCGCCTCTTCGAACATGGCTTCGATGTTTGCCTGCGCGTATTCAGGCGCGATGTCATGCAGTGCATGCAGCGTCGAGAACGGTTGAACTTTCATGTGCAGCCTCGATGCGCTTGCGCGCGATTTCGAAATAGCCGGGATCACGCTCGATGCCGATGAAATTGCGGCCGGTGTTGGCGCAGGCGACGCCACACGTACCCGACCCCATGCAGTTATCGAGCACCGTGTCGGCTTCGTTCGTGTATGTGCGAATCAGGTACTCCATGAGCGCGACGGGCTTTTGCGTGGGGTGGACGGTCTTGCCTTCCGAGGCGATGCCAATAATCGAGCGCGGATAATTCTCGAATTCCTGCAGCGAATCCTTATCCGACTTGCCGTAATTGCCGCCGTTGTCGCCGCCCCTGCGAATAGTCGGAACCGCCTTTCTAACCAACCCCTGCGGGTTGTATGTCGGCTGCTTTTCGTAGAACACGAGCACGTTTTCGTGCGTCTTCATCGGCTGCAGCTTCGCGTTTAGATGCCCCGTTGCGCGCGTCTTGTGCCAAATCCACTCATAGCGCAGCATCCCGAGATTCGATGCGCCAAGCACCTTGTCGAATGGAGGCTGCGCCGTAAGGACTATCGCGCCGCGGCAAATCCGCTTGTAGTGCGCCCATAGCGGCGCGAACGGAATCACCGAATCCCACTTGTTCTGAGTCGTGCCGTAGGGCAAATCGCACAGGATCAGATCGACCGACGCCGGGGCGAGCGTCGCCATCACCTCTAGGCAATCGCCGAGGCGCAAATCGTGATGCATGGGGTTCCTATCGGTGAATGTGATCGGATTGGATGCGTTTGGCCGGGATATGGACGAATTTCGTGAACAGGTAATAGCCGATCGCGTCGGGAACGTGATCGAAGCCGAGTTCCTTGTCCGGGTCGTTCGTGCCTTCCTTGTAGACAAGCTGTTCGAGGCACTTGACCGTCTCTTTGCACGACGGGTCGACGAAGTAGTGACGTTTGCCGTCTGCCGACTTGATGCGCCCGTTGACGTAGTTGATCCGGTCGCGCACCAGCGGGTGAGCGTCCATCGCGATGACCTTGAAGCCATACGAGCGAAGTATCGAAATATCCGTTTTGCCCTGCGCGCTCGTCTTGCGTTGTGCGCCGGCCGGGTCCGGATAGATCGTGATGTGATCGAGCTTCGGTTGCGTCGGGTCGAACGACGGAAGACCGTAGGCATCGCGCAGCACGCCCGCCATTTCGTCGGTGTTCGACGTCGGAATGACGTGCTCGGCGATGCACCAGATTTCGCCGTTCGCTTGCTCCTGATGCACGACCGCTGACATTGGGTTGACGTTAAAATCCATTCCGATGTGCAGCGGCAGCGCCGGGTTATATGCGCAGGGCTTGACCGACTCGCGCCGATGGAAGTCGTAATAGACGCGCCCGGAATAGTTCTCGAACGAGCCTTCGTATTCCTGGCGGAACGTGCGCGGGTCTAGCGTGCGCCGAGCGGCCTCGACTTCTTCGGGCGGGACGTTGCCGCCTTGCACCGACGTATAGAGCCATGACTTGTGATCAGGCTCGCCGCCTTCCTGCCCGGCAACCCATGAGTCATAGCAATGGTTGAAGCCCTTCGGCGTGCCGATGCGCAAGCAATGGCCGCCGACATACTTCACGCCGTCGATTTCGTATTTGCACGTCGAGAGCATCGGGCGCAGAACTTCCTTCCACGCCTCATAGGGGCAATCCGCCCATTCGTCGACGAGCGCGAAGAACAGGCCGGAGCCGCGCAGGTTGTCGTATTCGTTCAGCCCGACAATCCGGATGATGTGGCCGGTCTTGAGCAGGATGAAACATTCCGACTCGTTCGGCTTGCTGTCCATCCATGCGCGCGGTATAGCTCGCTTCAGCCGGCGCCAGAACACGCGCTTGGCCTGCTTGAACGTCGGCGCGGCGTACCAGATTTCGTCGTCGGGGCTAACCTTCCAGCGTGCCGCCAGTTGAGCCGCGCGCCGCATCTCTTTTGCGCCGAGGAACGTCTTGCCGAAGCGTCGGCCGCACACGGCATCGCGGAAGCGGGCTTTCGGTTGCCATCCCCACGCGTAAATGTTCGCTTGCTTCGCCGTAAGCTGGATCGACTCGAATACGCTCGTCGGTCCCGTTGGTCGTTTCGCCATGTCAGAGAATCGGCTTTTCGGGGATCGGCTCATCCGGAGAGATGAATGTGTCCGTCGCGGTCATATCGCTGTCGTCGCCGCCGCTAGAGTCGCGCAGCATGTCCGCGCGCGTCTTTTCTAGCGACTCGATGCGCCGCGCCAGGCGTTCGACGTGCTCGCCGTAGTCGACGCGTTTGCGCACCGTCTCGTCGCCCGGCCCAAACTCCGACGCCTCGCGGTCGTGCTTCTGAATGACTTCGAGGCCGTGTTTCGGGTCGTCTTTCCACGCCTTAGCTTCAGCATCGAGCGCGCGCTGCATCCGGAAGCGGAGCAGGGTGATTTCGTCGTCGAGCGATCCGAGCCGCGCGCTCACGTCGTCGAAATCCGCCTTTTCCTCGTCGGTGAGGTGCCGGCCGTAGATGCCGTGTTTCTTCGCGTTCTGATTGCCTTCCGGCGCTCCGTCCGACAGCCCGCCATGCACGCGGCAGACTTCCTTACCCGGAACCGCCTTTGCTGCGCACTGCGCGCCAGTGGAGCGCGCGAACGCTTTGCATTGCACGCGCTGCATTGAAATCTCCTGTTGACATACGCTCTCCTTCGGGTAGTATTTCAGGTCAGCACAACCCGAAAGAGAGAGCACGAATGAAAGATAAATCGAAGCCGGCCGCGATTGAGCGACCGACGCGCACCGTGTACGTGAACCTGTTCGCGAACGGTCACGCCGACTGGTTCGACACCGAAGCCGAAGCCCGCGCGGGATTGAACGCTCGCGCGCTGAAAATTGCTGTGCCGGTTACTTACGAGGTGTGAGCGTGACTGACGACGAAATCCTGATCCTGTGGCAAGACTTGAACAACGCGTTTATGCGCCGCGGGGCAGACCGCGATACGCCGGTGATCGTGCAATTCGCCCGCGCCCTTCTCTCCGCGAGCATCGCCGACACAGCGGGGGCACTGAGCGCAGAGCAAGAGCGGGAGCAGTTTGAAGCTGATTACGCGACCGTATGGAATGCGGCATTGAAAAACAATGGATGGAACGGAGACCACGTAGCCGGTGATGTGAAAGACCTGCGCGAAGGCGATACCTATGGCGAAGGGCGCGATTACCTAAACGCGCGATGGGAAGGCTGGCAAGCCCGCGCCGCTTTGAATGCCCCCGCGAGTCAGGAGCGTGCGGACGCCGACACAGCATGGCAAGTCACGATAGATAGCCGCGACCTGTTCGACAAGCTGCGAGCTTGCTGGCGCGACGGACAAAGCTATGGGGCGTCTTCTGAACAGGCAAGCTGGTCAATGGCGACAGATTACGCCGTGAAGGCAATAGAGTTCTTGAAAATCGCCACTCCCGCGAGTTCGGTAGCCGATGCGCCACGTCGTTTCACGGGTGAGCAGATCGCAGCGCTTCGCGTCGCGGCTGACGCATTGGTCGAGCGATACGCGGAGCCGATTCGCGCCATCCTGCGCGATGCAGAGGTAGCCGATGCGGCGGGGGCGAAGCCGGTGGCGTGGGTTCGCTATCGCAGCGACGGCGGATTCGAAGGCCCGATCATGGATACCGACGAGCGCATGTGTGATACGCGGCGCAAGTCCGGAGCATGGACACCGCTCTACGCCGCGCCAAACTCAAGCGGCAATGGAGCTAGGTCGGTAGCGGAATGGGGAACGCCTGCGTATTGGCAGAAAAAGCTCGCGAATCAGAGCCGCGAAGCGCCCGCAGGGCTGACTGAGCGCGAGCAGTTCATCTGGAATCTCGGACATTCTGCCGCGCAAGACGATGCGCTCGACGCAGCGCGTTATCGGTGGCTGCGCAACGAGCACTTCCCGACCGCAGACAATCCGCCGCTCGCGCAAGTTGTATGGAAGTTCGGGAGCAATCGGCGCGGAAGCGAATGGGCGAACCTGATTGATGGGAATGACCTCGACGCCGCCATCGACCGAGCAAGGCAATCCGGGGAGGAAGGGAAATGAATGCCGAGCAAACCATCGCGCTCGCATCCGACACCGCCCGCCTCGACTTCATGGTCCGCACTGGCGCAGTCGTGCAGTGGTACGGCGAGACGTGCCAGCTTCACGGCAGCGCAGGCGTCATTTCTGGCGCGGGCAAGTTCTACGATTCGGCGCGCGAGGCGATCGACGCGGCGCGCACACTGGAGAAGAAATGAGCAAACACAGCCACTATCACAAAGCCTGTCCGTTCCCGTCGATCGACGTGTATCGCGTGCTCGACCTGTTCTCTGTCACCGATCCGTGCCTGCAACATGCGACGAAAAAGCTGCTCGTCGCAGGCGGGCGCGGTCACAAAGACATCGCGCGCGACGTGCAGGACGTGATCGACAGTCTGGAGCGCTGGAAGGCGATGCGCGCGGAAGAGTGCGACGCGATCACCGAGCAGGAGGTGAAAGCGCTTTGGCCCTGGCAGGGCGCGCGAGCTGCCGCGCACGTTCAGGACTAGCCGACGCTCTCTGTCTCGCGCTCATCAGCCCGCCGCGTGCGGGCTTTTTTGCGCATCGTGAGCACCGCCAGCAGCACCGAGACGACGATTGCGGAATACATCGAGTTCTCCCTGACGATGAACAGCGAAAATAGTTGTTGACTGTTCGAATCTCTCGGCGGTATGATTCATCCCATGCGCTGAACGACGCGCACCAACCGGAGAGAGAAAATGAGCAAATTCAACGTCACCTTCGCATGCGGCTTCGACATCATCGTGAAGGCTCGCACCGCAGCAGAAGCGCGCGACACGGCATGCGAAGAGATGGAAATGATGTTCGGCGAATCGACGGCTGTTGTGACCGTCGCAGCGATCTAAGAACAAGCGCGAGGCAGACCATGAACAATTTCGAACTGAACACGATCGAGCAAGCCGCCGCGATGATTGCCCGCCTGAACGCTTTCATCCTCGCGAACGGCCTGACGATGGAGAACGCAGCGCTGACCGGCG